CACGTTGCTCATAGCCATCACCAAATTTGGTAGACCGTACAGTAGGTGCGCTGCTTTTGCTTGCGCCGACACGTGGTTTGTAATCAGGGAAGGTAGCCATTAGCGTGCCAAGATACCGCCGGGTCGTTGTTGCTTGATTAGCTCTGACTGTACCGCAGCGCTGATGACGCGGCCCAGTTGGTTAGCGCCTTGCTCGTCACCTTCTACGCTACTGCCTTTTGCGTCCACGTTGACTACTACGTTAGTGTTGCCGCCGCCCATCTTATCGTTGGCGACGATAGTACCACTGCGGCCAGGTACAAACAGCTCCGGGCCACGCTCGCCCACCATGTAAGCCTGGCCGCTGGATACGGAGCCGCCTTTGGCACGGCCGCCGCCAAACGACCAAGGCATTCCCCCAGTCATGGCTCCCGCGTCAAAGTTAAAGCCAGTGCCTACATCACCAACGGCAGCCAGCGGTCCAGATGGCGCAAAGCTACCGGGGCCGCCTCCGATGCCAGCAAACATCCTGGCAATACCAATGGCGATATACTGCGCAATCATCTTGGCAGCAGTTTGCATCAACGCATTGGCGATGGTATTCAGAAAGTCAGCAAATACTTCCTGCGCTGATTTGGTGCCGGCAATCATCTCTGACATGCCGGATGTAGCCAATGTTGCGGCTGCATCTGCGGCGCTGCCAATCGCTGGATACTTATCTAGGATTGCCTGCAATGCCGCATCTTGGGTTTCTAGCTCGTTATAGACAGTTGGCATGCCGGATGCCTTGACTAGATTGGCGACTAGCGTGGCACGCTCTATTAGCAGCTCATTGATCTCACGCTCGGCTTCAAGTTCGGCAATCTTTTTTTCAAGGTTTTCATTTAATGAAATCATCATAAGTTCATCAGCACTCTTTGCTTCTTCTTTCAAAGTGTTAAATTCACGCGCAATTTGGCCTAGCCTTATATCAAGCTCTAGCTCACGTTTGGCAACCGCTTCGGTTTGTTGCAATAGCGCAAACGTATCCTTTAGCGCAGTATTGCGATCTTCAGCAGCTTGGTATTGCTGCTTTTGAATTTCCAACGCACGAGCTGCATCACTTGCAGCCTTGTTGGAGCTACTGCCGGTCCTGCCGCCAGTGCCTACGGTGGAGCCTATAGGTGTGCCCATGGCGTTGGCGACTGGTGCTGGCGTGGCTGCAGTGCCAGCCTTCACATCCGACCGCAGTTGAGCACGCTCGCGGCGCAGCTTGGCTAGATTGAGATCAACACTGCGGCGTTGCGGGCCACGTGCTGTTTTGCGTTGATTTTCTAAATTTGCAATCTGCTTGTCCTTTTGCGCTAATAATTTGGTAGCAGCAGCAACTTGAGTTGCACCACCACCTCTAGCTGCGCCGCCTACTTTCTCCGCTTCGCTGCGATAACTAGCCAATGCTGCCACGGCCACGCCAATACCAGCGGCTAACGCAACCCATGGGCCAGCCGCTGCAATAGTTGCAATAGATAATCCACTTAGCAAACTGATAACTGCACTAATTGCTGGCGCCAATGCAACAAATGCAGCAGTAAGGCCAACTGCTGCTGCAATAATTGTTTTGATTGGGCCAGGCAGCTTGCCAAATAATTTTAAGACTTCAGTTCCAACTTTTAACAGTTCAGTGATAGCCGGCGCCAACTCTGTGCCAATCGCTTCAGATAGCCCCGCCAATGCATTTTGGAATTTTTGCGTTGCGGTAATATTTGCCGCTACGTCTTGGCTGTATTTATCGCGCAGTTGCTTGGTAGCTTGGATAATTAGATCCGCGCTTAGCTTGCCGTCTTTGGCAAGCTCCCTGATTTGCAGGCTAGATACACCAGCGGCTTTTGCTACTTCATTCAACAATTCAGGCAGTGTTTCGCTGATTGTTTTTAGTTCGTCACCAGTCAAGCTGCCGGAACCTAGCGCTTGCGAAAGCTGATACGATGCTGCTGCCGCCTCTGTAGAACTTCTGCCGGTTGCAACAAGTGCAGAATTAAGACCTTCGTAAACCGCGACAATATCATTCAACGATCTGCCTTGCGCACCAAGTCTAGACGCAAGGCTGCCAAGCGCGCCAGCAGTGTCAGTCACGCTTACTTCAAACTTATTAGCGAGCCTTTCAGCCTCTTGCTGTGCGCCGGCAAATTGCCCATACTCTTGAGTCAATCTTGACAGTCGCTTTTGCGCAAGCGCCAATGCTTGCGCATCGCCAAACGCCTTGCTGACAGCAGCCGTTGCGCCAATGCTTGCCAAAACGCCACGCAAACCGCCAAGTGCTTTAACAGCTCCAGCAGCGCCTGATTGCAACTTGCTGAATGCACTTGACTGTTTAGTAAGTGCAGTGGTTAGATCGGTAGTGGCCCGCTGCGTTGCCTGCGCACCTTGCTGCACCTGCCGCAGCTTGCCAACAGCACCGCGGCTGTCAACATTGATGGCGACATTAGCGACAACCGACACAGCCGACCTACCGTCTTCGTTTCATTCTACGCTCCTGCTCTTCGTTTTGCAGCTCAAAATATGCTGACCACAAAAGTAATTCTTCCATGGTCACTTCTTGATTGAGCCGAACTAACGAATAGCCAAGCTCTTTTGCGATACTAAGCTGCAACAATAGCAGGTTATCTTTACTTAACTCCCGTTTTAGTGCTTTTCATATCCACCTCTACCTCTTCAGGGTTGGTGATAATTGCAAGCATCAGTTGCTGAAGATCAGCATCAGCTACTTCATTTTTCAATTCAGCCGCATCACCTGCGGCAAATAACCGCTGGCCAGCTTCATCGGCGGCCTTCATGATGAGCAGGTTCAATGCAAACCCATTGGCATCATCGCCGCCGGGCATCTTCTGCGCACGTTCACGTTCGGCCATCGTAAGCGGTGATGCCCACATCTCAAAGACAGTGCCATCACCTAAGGTAACGGCACGCTTTACGGGTGTGAGATTAGCTGCTTTCTTAAGGCGTGCTAGTGCTGTCATGCGGTCGTACTGAAGTCAAACGTAGGAGCACCAGAGGGGCGGAAGGTAATTTCTACCTGCTGAGCATCATCTGGGTTGATGTTGAGGCTAGCACTAAGGAGTACCGCATCCATTGCGATGCTGCGGCTCAATGCTTCAGTGCCTTGCTTGTCGGTGTACAGCTTGAAGCCGCAACCTACTTGCTGGCGCTGGAGCACATCTTCCACCATTCGGTTGGACAGTGCAGCATCCTCATTGGTGACATAAACCGTGGCAGTGCCGGTGCCATCAGCAAAACCAGGGATGTAAGCGCGGAATGGCGCATACTGCCCAGCAGTTTGCCCGATGGTGGTTACGTCGATCTCAGCGCGGCTGATCTCAAATGACCATGATTGCACCTGGCCGACAGCGGCGTAGTCGGCGTATTCAACTTGGAACTCATTAGGCGCTACAGCAGTGCCATCGTCCGTAATGGTCAGGATGCTGCCGCCGAGGGTTGCCGATACGGTCAACGCACCAGTGGCCGCAGTGTAGGTGAGCACATAGTAGGTGGTAGCAGCAGCGATGCCAGCGGGCAAGGTGCCAGTACCAGCGCCGCCGGTTTGGCTATTAACAACCGAGAACACAACCGGATCACCAACCTTCAAGTTCAGGTATGGCTGAATGGTGATCACATCAGTGGCGACAGTAACACCAGCTTCAGGGAATGTGCCGGTGGTGCCAGCAGGTTTGTAGTAGAGAGCGCCGGACGTACCGGACAAGACAGTGATGGCCATTTTGTGAACGGTAGTGGCTGCGTTCAGTCTACATACGCCTCAAACGTTGCCGTAAGTTGTGTTTGGTAGTACGGCTCCGGTGCGGCTGGCGTCACCTGCGCTGGGCCAGATGCCGGATCAAATATGATGCTGGAGAATTTAGCGCGATCAAATAGATCCTTGACGCGCTCGGCAATCGTAAAGTTAGCAGCCGTACCAGCGCCGATGGGTGTAAAGACATTAACCACTAGCGTGCCATTTTGCCGGTTGAAACCAGCGCTACCAGTAGGCAGCAACGTGGCATAAGCATTATCACCGAACCGTATGAATGCTTGCAGCCATGGCGTATTGTTAGGCGGCGTGAATGGTACGTTTTGATAGCTGACAGGGTACGCCGGTGCAATAGCCATCTGCGTTGCTAGACGGCCTTCAATGGCGGCACGGACGTCGTTGTAAGTGCTGCTCATGATTCCCTGCCGATCTTGGCGGCTGCAGCTATTACCCTACCCTGCACGTCCTTAGCAACGCCTTGCACCCAGCCGGGACCACCAGTTTGAATGCTGCTGCCGCCGCCAGGACTGGCCCAGTTGGTTACGGTGCGACGAGGGTTGTAACGTGTTTCACTTTTGCTGCCTGAGCCAGCGGCGCCGCTAGCCAATTTTTCCGCATATGGCAGATTATTGTGGACGCTGTAAATGTTGCCTACGCGTTCTCGCTGGTAATTGATGCGCTCAATAGCTGGAATCGTTGAATAGCTGCCC